CTTGCTGTCTGTCTCGATGTCGAGAACTAAGTCCACATTACTTTCCTTTAGCAATTTCAATTTCAACTAACTTCGCATAACCACCTATGTCGTGCCAACTGTCATCATAGAACGGGTCGCCATTAACAATACGCGCCAGCTTGTTGGCAATCAAGTCCAAGCTTTCCTGCATAAAGGGTTCCATCCCATTCCAACTAGCACCACCACGCATAATATCTTTTAACCATTGTGACGTTGCTGACACATTCCTGAACTCGCCATAACGATTCTCACGCAATCCTAACGTCTCTGTTACATCTTTCATAAACTTAATCTCTCCTGCGGCTTCACGCGCTGACATATCACGATCTTCAAAATATTCCCAGTCATCCTCTGGGATTAGCTCATTCAACTGTACAAAAGATGGTTTAATCAAAACATACCTTTCAAATCAGGCTTACGATAACGCTCACCCTTCTTAATCTTACCATGCTCATCGAACTCAGGGTAGCCTTTGTAGTTAAACTTAGACCAGTTACTGTCATTAACTTCTTGCACCGCTGCATTCATATCCATCTTAGCGCACACACCAACACCGACAGCCGTAACAATTTGATCTGCTAATGAGTCAAGTAGCGGCTCACGATCTATTGATGATACAGTCTTGTCCCCTGCCTTCAATGAGTCAGCGAACTCCTCTAAATCATCAAGCGCCCTAGCCAAGTCACTGTTAGCATCTATGTTTAACGAATCCATCATCTCAATGAACTCCTCAATGTGACAGCCTATCTGAACATCTAGGTCACGCACCAATGGTTCTGGGCGCGCTCGTCTATGCCATAGGGTTATGTTATCAATCAAAATAATGCCTCCTCTGTCTGTTCAATTAACAATCCATGTCGTATCTTGTATGCGCGTTTCTGCACCCACTCAGGCTTGATGCCAAAGGGGTTAAAGCATACGCCTGTCTTACTGCAATACCCGTACTGTTCTATTTCAAGTTTAACCATAATCCCACCTGTGCAAATGCGTAGCCAATCCATATCATACCGTTAGCGCCCTCACCCTTATACCATTGGAGTACCCCGACCGTCAGGTAACCCAAGCCCGTAGCGCCTACGATTACCTGTTCAATCATATGTTGTCATCCTCCATAAGGTCAANCGATTCCGACAGTATACCATTCTTTTGGTTATATTGCAAGCCAAATTTAGTCCCAGTCGCGCGACCGGTAAATCTATCTTTTAACACACGAAANGTNGTGGTCTGCCGCTTGATAGGATCGGAGTGCTGCTTGTTGCGCTCTAACCCGAACATATAGTGGCTCCACCTAGCGATAGCACGAGACCCAGTAAAGTGTTTCTCTAGCACACGTCCACCCTCCTCATGCGCCTTACCCTCTGGTGTGGTGAGGTGACTAATGAAGTGGATGATGATGCCTAACTCTTGTGCCAGTGAGGCCATGTCTGCCATGATACCGTCCAGCGCACGCCTCTCATCCTGCTCATTAGCCGACAGCGCAGTCAGGTGGTCTAGGTAGATGTGGTCAATGTCATAAGCCTTGTTAAAGAACTTGATGATATTCTTGATACTACGCCAGCCCATCGCACCGAAGTGCTCCATCATGTATAGCTGTTCTCTGGCCTCCAACCTGTCAACACTCTCCTCGTACTGCTCTCTTGTCCAATCCATATCAGGCACATGGTACAGCTTCTTATCTAGCTTACCCATCACACGCTGACTTGTCTCTACCACGTTCTGCTCAAGGTAGATAACACCAACCCGCAAGCCCAACTTGTCAATGTCATAGGCAATCTGTTGAGTAAACACGTCAGTCTTACCGACCCCAACACCAGCACCGAAAGCATATAGCTCACCCTTACGTCGCCCATAGGTTACCTCTGTTAGGGTATCGAAGCACCACGGCACACCTGCTACTGGCGGGGCTAACAACCTCTCCTTAATATCTGTTACGGTGACGATGCCCTCTGGCTTGTACGCATCAGCCCCATGCCAAGCGTTACTAAACTGTGCCTCACTCTTATGCGCTAACCATTCACACGCATCCTTGTAGTCGTTGTGATGCCTGAACATACACGCCTTCGACCCCAACAGTTCAGCTACCTTCTTCGTGGCCTCCTTCCCCGGCTCATCGTTGTCAAAGCAAATAACCACCTTGTCGAATGAGTCAATCCACTCGAACGCTGCCTTACAGTCGGCTAACGCACCCTGAGCACCGGAGCGCACACTAACAGCAGGGAGGCTAGTCATCTGATGGACAGCCAAGGCATCGAACTCCCCCTCTGTCAGCGAGAGCACCTTCCCTCCCTGTTGGAAGCGACTTTGACCGAACAGCGTCGCACCCTTCCAGTCACCCTCGACCTTGAATGTCTTGTCAACACTCCTCACCTTGAACGCTATGGTCTCCCCTGTCTTGTTGTGGTAAGGGAATAACACCTCGCCATCAGTGGTTTGCTCCACTTCGTAGGTACGCATGGTCGCATTGGTTAACCGTCGAGCTGGAAAAGCCCCCACATACGCATCAGAACGGGCTACAACGGGTTTCTTTGCCTCGGTGTATACATGGGTATGGGTAGAGGGTTCTATCGCCGCCTCGTCCCTCCTGTACGTCCCGCAGTTGAAGCACTTGGTACTGCCATCTTGGTTAACAGCTAGTGGGTCAGTACCTCCGCAGTCGGGGCATGGTTGATGTATCTTCTTGAATGCCATTATAAATCCCAGTTGTCATGTAACACCTGCATCGCTTCGTACTCCTCGATGGTTAGTAGTCTCCCCTGTTTCTCATGATAGAGGGATTCTAGAAACTGCTTGAGTCCTATTGTTTGAATCAAGTCGTGCGCGTCAGACAATGTATAGTATAAGGATACCTCCGCTTGTATCCCTATACAGTCATCTTCTTTACCCTCAAGCGTGTTAATCATATAATTCCCTCTTATCTTCATAGTCTATATAGTTAGCAACATCCGTGCCAACCTCGCTTCTTAAATCTTCACGGGTTAACACCTTCACCTCGTCAGATATGTAGCTAAAGCAGCTCTCACACATATCTAAGAAGCTATTGTCGGTAACTTTCTTTATCGTTGCCTCAAATGGTGTTAAAATCACGTTACAGCAAGTGCATCTCATCTGTTCACCTCGTAAGTTGTTAGTTGACTGTCCCTGATTGGTTTAGCTATGACAGCAAACAAACACAGGAACAGTATATATCCTACCACAATTTTCACTTAACCCTCACTAATTTAAATACGCCCTCTTGGTTATTCTCCTCCAACCAGTAGACGGCATTAGCCCTCTCAGTTGTACGATAGACGATCAGGTTCGTCCACTTGGTTCTGATCTCATACATCATATGTCAATGTCCCTAAAAGAAATGTCAAAGGTTAGGCTATCACCTAGAGAGTTGAATGCCTCTCTGATGGGCGAGAGGATACCTTCAAGCTCCTCCATTGTTAGCATTGAGGTGACGGTAAGGGTGACAGCAGGATCAGCCCCATCCTCCCCGTTTACATAACCCTTAACTGTTAGATTCCATGAGTTCATTCTTCATCCTCCAGATCAAAGTCTTCTAACCTACGACCATTACCGAACTCCCACCCACTCTCGTAGGCGTCGTACTCAGGCTCATCGACGTAGGGGTTTTCGTAGGGCATACCGTTGTAACCATCGATAGCCCCTATGCTATGACAAATTGCGTAATCTCGCATCATGCCTCCACGTGTTGATGGTTAATGGATACAGAGACAATGGAATCCCTAGCTATGCTACGATAGCCCTTCTTCTGCATGTCCCAGATGGTGATGTAGGCGTCTTTGTCCAGATGGTTAACCCCGACCCCTACTGGATGGCGTAGGGCTTTAATGACACCCATACGACCATTCAAGGTGCGAAGCTCACCCGACTTCTTATAGAATTTCACCGTTACAAAGCGACCAGCGCTGTTTAAAATTAGCTCGTCTAGCATAACCCCTCCTGAATAAATTGTTTACGCACGATGGCGGCTAACTCATCCGCCTCAAGCATGGCTTTGTCCTTCTCGACGTCGTACTGCTCTGCGTCGTAGTCTTCTTTGGCCTCTATGGCCTCTCTGTCGTAGTCATTCATTGTGGTAACTCCTCCGGGTAAACTGTTCCACCATAGTAGGCGACAAGCGCCCCCATGATTGTAAACTTGTCGATTGTTTTACCGCGCATGATTTGATCGTTGACGTAATCAGCGATAAAGTAGGCACACGCAGGGGTGATATGGTTCTCCATTAGATTAACCCCTTGGCCTTATTAGCCAACGTCAGCACACGCCCAACACGCCACTTAGCTGCGAACACACTCTTGACCACGCGCACACGCTCATTGTGGGGGTTGATAAGGTCAACAGCACCGTTGCTACGGGTAACGATAAAGAAGTTGCGATAAGATAAAATTGTCATTCTGATTGCTCCAGTTATCTAGCAAAAGCGCTAGCCCATGGACACCGGCAGAAAGTCTAATAGTAGTATTATTAGAAAACCTGCCGATTATGCCCTAGGGTTAATGCTCTTACATCTCATGCAACATAATATAGCGCACCCGTTCCCAATCCTTAGCTTTCAACGCTTGCACTAGGTTTTCATCTTCAAGCGCACATTGTGGTGCTATATTATGTTCAACACACAAGAGCATAAAATCCGTTTCAGTCATTGTAAACCCTCCAGTTATCTAGCAAAAGCGCTAGCCCATGGACACCGCAGTGCCCTAGGGTTAATGCTCTAAACAGCGAAACCGCGTCGTATAGCTATCTCTTTAATGTCGTTAGTTCCCTTAACTTTTAACCCTACAATGGAACCCTTGACATCCTCCCAACGCCTATCGTGCGCGTCCCCGTCAATAACTGGGATGCCCTTGAAGATTTTAGGGACAGTCGATTTAAATACTACGGCGACATTCATTCCCGCATTTAATATTGTTTTAATGTCGCTGTCGGTGTGGTTTTCATGGCGCGAGAATGTCACGTTAACATTTTTGAATTGCTTCAACTGTAACGCTAGATCGGTGCGCTTTGTATACTCATGAAAATTGATATCGGGAAATCTAGCGTATATTTCTGACCAATCTAGATCGGACGTCCCGTTTAACCTAACGTCCAACATCTTACCGGCTTTTGTGGCCTTGGCGTAAGCTTGCAATAGCTCGCCTTGTAACTGAATCATAAACAATTCGCGTTGTTCGTGTAGGTATTCGGTGCGCTTGCGCCTTGCCTGCTTCGCGTTATCCATGCGCATACGGCCACTATTGATCAGGCACGTTTTACGGCACGTTGCGCTTGCGCCCTTGCACATATCCACATTATATAGTGGGTCAAGGTATAGAATCACGCTTTGTACATTGTCGGTTTGCGTCTTAGCTAGTTTCGCCGAACTATGGGTTAACAATTGCATTGTCTTTGCTCCAGTTGAAAGGTTCACTATAAACCCTTATTGATAACCCCATTATGCATAGGGTTATTGTAAAGGTTTATTCAGCGGTTGCTTTTTCTACCGTGTAAAGCTTTGTAACAGTCTCTACGTCAGCCCATCCCAATAAACCACATTCAATATATGCCCTACTAAGCGTTTCAAAGACAGTATCGGCTTTGAAATATTCGCGTTGAGTTTGTTGTCTCACGTCGGTATCAGCGGAGCGGTCATCCCAAAACAGTCGCCCTTTCAGTTTGTAATCTAGATAGGCTTTGGTTACATTGTATATTGCCTGCTCTTTGGTAATCATTTAGTCTCTCCAGTTGTTGAGCTTAGATAGTAAGCCCTTATTGATAACCCCATTGTTCATAGGGTTATGATAAGGGTTTATCCTATCGCTTTTCGTGCTTCGGTGATTGCAACCATAGCGTTGCCTAAATCAGCCAGTTGCTTAATCACCTCCAGTTGATCGGCGCGTGAGTTGAAATCCGTGTGGTTGAGCTTAGCATGTAAGCTCCAGAATTCATTGCTTACAATGTCGTATGCTTTTACCAGATGGTCATTCGTGTAGATGTAAACGTCGCTCATTGTCTTAACTCCAGTTGTTAGGTTTAGATATTAAACCCTTAATGATAACCCCATGATGTATAGGGTTATGATAAGGGTTTAGATTTCCCAGTCAGCGGGTAACTTATCATCTAGCATTTTGTACTTATCCAAAACAGTTGTGACATCCGCGAATACTTTATCACGTGACCCAGTAAAGCCCATATCCTTTAGCATAGCATAGCATGTGCGGCCTCTTGTCATTCTCATGCCGCGTAACTCAATGCGTAAGCCTGAGCGTAAGGTAGCTAGTCGGTATGCTTCGATCTGTTCCGGTGTGGTTAATGCTGTCATTGTCTTAGCTCCAGTGTGTAGGTTATGCCCTATTGCCTAACCATGTATTAAGTATAACAGCATTGTGTATGCTGTCAACAAATAAATATTACCCTACTAATTTGTGTGGGTATTGTGCATGGCTTGACAAGCTGTGCAGTATGTGCTTGTAGTGGGTGCTTCATTGCCCCATCTACTACCACATCTCCAAAGCCTGTGCAACCATGCCCCATAATAACCATGCCGGGGGAGGGGTTATCGATGCACACAAGTATACCGTACCCGCGTAGATACAAAATAAGGCTAAATTAGAACCTAAATGAGAATCATTCCTATATAGACTATAACACCTAAGCAACTGATTACAAAAGAGATTAACCAAACCCCAAAGATTTAATTAGGGACAGAGTAAAGGAATTGTCGTCTGTCGAGGTCGATTGCGACAGAACAGCAAACTAACCCCCCTCAAGCGTGATTAAAAATAAATCTAAAAAAAGTGAAGAAAACACTTGACAAAATTGAAAAAGTATGCTATAATACGCACTATATAGGGTATGACGTT